GCAAAAATCTCAACTACAACCAGCGATTCTGCCTCTGGCCAGGACAAGACGACACCGGCCGCAAATACTCGTCGAACCTCGGCAAAAACGCATTCCCCTGGGATGGGGCTTCCGACTCCCGAATCCGCCTTTCCGACATGCTCATCAACGAGCGTGTGCGGTTGATGAAAAACTCCTTCACCCGCGCCCGTCTCGCTGTGATGCCCACCGAGACGACCGACATCATGGCCGGTCGCAAAGTCGAGACCGTCATCCAGTGGCTTCTCAATTCGCACTGCTCCGCCATGACCAAGCGCGAGGTGGAACTCGCCGCAAACATCCGCGAGACCTACGGATTGGCCGTGATGGGCGTCTTCTGGCGCCGCACCACTCGCAACGAAAAACTCACTTTCACTCTCGAGTCTCTCCAGATGCAATACATGGAGACCGGCGACCCCCAGCTCGCCATGATCATCGAGGCTATCCTCGACCCCACGCAGGAAGAGGCCGTCGCCCGCGAGATGGATCTCCTGCTTCCAGGCCAAGGCACCGCAGCCAATGTCCGCAAGCTCCGCGAGACCGGAGCGTTTGAATACGACTCTCCTTACATCTTCGAGAACCTCCCCGACTGGCAAGCCTACGAGCCGTGGGAGGACATCATCTTCCCGCCCTCCACCTACGACCTCCAGCGGGCCCCATTCATCGCCTGCCGCGAACTATTGCGCGAAGACGAGCTCCGCGAGCGCGAAGTCACCGAGGACTACGACCCACGCTGGATCGAGGAGGCCATCAAACACAAAGGCATCTCCCGCCGCACCGGCCGCAACATGTATCGCATCACCGATACATTCCTGCTCTCCGACGACCGCGACATGATCGAGGTCTGGCGCGTTTACCAGAAAAAGTGGAACGAAAAGATCGGCGCCATGGAGGTCATCTGCACCCACATTCAGCCCAGCGTCGTGGACCGCGTCGCCAAGTCCGAGGCCATGGGCTACGAGCACGGCCAATATCCCTTCATCGAGCTACCCCTCGAACGCACCAGCCGCCCCCTCATCGAGGCCCGAGGCGTGCCAGAGCTTGTTGCCACCCAGCAAAGCGAGATCAAAGTGCAACGCGACTACCGCAGCGACCGCGCCTCGCTCACCATTCTCCCCCCGCTCAAAGTCCCCGCGAACCGAGGCAAAATGGAAATCGTCCTCGGCCCCGCCAAGCAGCTCCCAGAGCGTCGCCCCGGCGAATTCCAATGGATGGCCCCGCCGGTGAATGACATGGGAACCATCGAAATCGAAGCCGCCACCCGCCGCGATGTGGACGAGTATTTCGGCATTCCCCGCGCCGACATGGCCCCGCAGCGTGCTCTCCTCGCCCAGCAGGATTTGGTCGATACCTGGCTCGCCGACATGGCCCTCATCCTCGGCCAGACCTTCCAACTCTGTCAGCAATACCTCGACGACATCCAATTTGTCCGAGTCGCCGGCGGACTGCCCACCCCCTTCCGCGCCAGCCGCCAAGACATCCAGGGCAAATACGACCTCCGCCTCGACTTCGACGCCCGCACGCTCGACTCCGAGGCACTCAAGATCAAGCTGCAAGGGCTCACCCAGCTCATCCCCCTCGACACGCAAGGCGTCATCGACCGCGCCGGACTCGTCAAATTCCTTTTCGGCTCCATCGACCCCAATCTCTCCGAGCTCCTCATCCGCGATGCCGAGGCCGCCAGCCAGCAAGAGATCGACGACGAGCAAGTCCAATATACGAAAATCGCCGCCGGCACCGAGCCACCTCTTAAGAGCGAAGGCCAAAACTTCCAGCTCCGTTTGCAGACGCTGCAAAACATCATCCAGAGCAACCCGGCAATCCAGCAGCGCCTCCAGCAGGATCAAATCTTTGCCGCCATGCTCAACGCCCGCATGGAAAGTTTCGCCTTCCAAGTCCAACAACAACAAAACGCCCAGATAGGCCGCGTCGGCGCCCAGCCGGGACTCCAGAAAGTTGCCGAAGAAATGCAAGGAGGCGCACAATGAAGGCCACACCCTACCGCACCGTCCGCGATGGCGTGATTTCCCGCATGGGCATAGACCCCGCGCAGCCGCTCATGGCTTCTCAAGCCACAGCGCTCGCCGAGTATTTGACGACCGCTGCCGCGACGGCTTGGACATTCTTTGATTGGCCCGAGGTTTATTTGACTGAGGCCCGCACGCCAGTAGGCGATGGCTACGCGCCGGGGCTTTATACCTACGAGAGCGATTATGTGGGCACGACCTCTTACATTGGCCGTGCCTTGCAGGGATCGTCGTTCGCTGATCTCGAATGGCGAATCAAGCGCGTCACCACGACCGCAGCGGGCGATCTGCTGAATATCGACACGGCGGAGAATGTCGCGTGGAACGACCGCCTGACCGCGACCTACATCGAGACCAGCGAGAATGCCCCAGCCGATGAGTTCATTCCCTATGTGCTGCTGGTGCAAAATGGCATGAAGGTGATCGGCAATGTGCTGAAGGTTTATGACATCAAGCCCGACGAAGGCCGCGTCACAAAATCCCTTTCCTTCGTCGTCACCGAAGACCGCATCTTCATCACGGATACGGATTACATTTCTGGCCAAGTCTGGGTGGAGTTCTCGCTGCCTCAGCCCCGCTTCACAGCGACCGCTTTCAACTCCTCCACCGCTTACGCAGCGGGCGATCTCGTTTACTACAACACGACCGGCGATTGCTACGAGGCTATCGCTGACACGACCGGCAATCTCCCGACGAATGAGGAGTTCTGGCTACGCCACCGCATCCCCGCGTTCTTGGCCGACTACCTTAAGTTCTACGCGCTCGCCGAGACGCTTTCGGAGGACGGCCAGATGGACAAAGCCAACTACCAGTTCGCCCGAGCCGAAGGCATCCTCCAGCAGCGAATGGACGACGCCTGGCTCCGCAAAGGCGAGGTCCGCCGCTGGTCCGCTTCGTTCCAATAATCACCCCTTGACACCCTCTCCCATAATTAAATTAACGACATGAGCAACCCCACCGTCCAGATCGCCGCCCGCTCCTCTGCTGGCATCGTGCAACCCGTCCAAGCCACATCAGATGGGGCTCTGCGAGTCACCACCGGATTTCCAGTTCCTCTCTACGACAAGTTTGAAGTCTTCAAAGTCGGTGCCACGAACAACACCGATTACACCGAATACAGCTTTGGCGGAACCGCAGTCGCCCGCATCCGCATGACCTATTTCGGGGGCGTTCCCGCGACCGACAACGCCCAACTCAAAACCTCCTTCGTTCAGTATCCCCCCTTCGCGTAACCATGTCGCAAGTTTCGTTCGATCCCCTCACCGGAAACATGATCAGCACGACCGCCCAGGTCGCGCAGCTCGACAGCTCCGGTCAAATCTCCGGCACGATGATCCCCGACGATTTCGACGATGTGCAGCGTTTTTCGACGATTGCCGACTTTCCCGCCGAAGGCGTCGTCGCCCGCATTTACTTTCCCGCAGATACCAACATCCCCCACCGGTGGGATGTGGACACCCTTTCCTATCTACCCATCTCGTCCGACGCGGACGGCGGTGAGTTTTAGGACTAACCCCGCAGAACAACCAAACACCCCCTAACACAAATGCCCAATACCCTTCGCATCAAACGCCGCCTCAGCGGTAACGCAGGAGCCCCAGCCAGCCTCGCCATCGGCGAACTCGCCTACAACAAGGTTGACGACAAACTCTACATCGGACTCGACTCTGGTATCGTCGCCCTCGCCGGTGAAGGCCACTTCGCCACGAACGCCGACCTCTCCTCGGAAGTCAGCACGCTGAACAGCAGCATCACCTCCGAAACCTCCCGCGCCACCGCAGCGGAAGCCGCCCTCGGCACCCGCATTGACAATGTTCTCTCGAATGTCACTCCCGGCTCGCTCGATTCGTTGACGGAAGTGGTCGCCGCCTTCGAGGCCGCCGACAGCAACCTCAACGGTGCGATCACCTCCCTCGCCAACAGCGCCTCCAGCGCCCTGACCGCCGAGGTCAACCGCGCCACCGCAGCCGAGCAAGCGCTTGATGGCCGTGTCACCACAGCCGAGAGCGACATCAACGCCCTTGAGTCCCGCGCCACCAGCATCGAAGGTGCTGCCTCGACCCTCGCAGGCCGTGTCACCACAGCCGAAGGCGACATTGATGCAGTCGAAGCCCGCGTGACCACTCTCGAAAACGCCAGCGCCGACTCACGCCTCGACGAGGTGGAGAGCGACATTGCCGCGTTGGAGAGCCGCGCCACTAGCATCGAGTCCGCCGCGACGACCCTCGCCGGTCGTGTGACGACTGCCGAGTCCGACATCGACGCCATCGAGTCCGCAGCGACCACGCTGGCTGGCCGTGTGACGACCAACGAAGGCGACATCGACGCCCTCGAGTCCCGCGCAGGCAACATCGAATCCGCAGCCACCTCGCTCACCTCCCGCGTTTCCGCGCTCGAGACTGAGATCGACGGCGGCAGCTTCTAATAGCTCCCTCCCCCCACAGCGGCGGTGCGGTTCCAGCCCGCGCCGCCGCCACGGGGCCACTGCTTAAAACTTAATCCTTAAAACTTAAAACTTCTCCATGGCCACGGTCTTCAAGCTCCTCCGCAGCACGGTAGCAGGCCGAGTCCCCGCCGCCGCGCAAGTGGCCGAAGGGAGCCTCGCCTTAAACCTCGCCGACCGGCGCTTGTATTCCAAAGACCACCTGGGAGAAGTCTTCCGCCTCGCCCGCCCCCGCGACCCCAGCGACTACCTGCAACTCTCCGCCACCGATGGCACGACCCTCTACATGGGCCGCCTCGCCTGGGCCGACTACCCCGCCACCGGCCCAGCCGAGGACGCCCCATCCTGGACCATCTACAAAATCACCACCGACGCCGCAGGCAATGTCTCTTCGGAGCAATCCGCCGTCGGCGCGTGGTCAAACAAGGGGAATTTGACCTATGCTTAGTCCTTTATACGGCCAACTCTCGCCCCTCCGCGTTCCGACCAAGGTCCGCGAAGTCGCCGACACCGATGCCCTCGCCTACATCGCTGCTGTCCAGGCAGCAGACGGGCAAAATTTGGAAGACAGCGTAAAATTCGCCTACGAAGATTTCATTCTCGGGTGTAAGTCAGACGGCATCTGGACCGCCATCAAAGCCTCCTGCATTCTTGCTGGGGCACGCACGCTATCGGGTGCGCTTGTGCCGTTAGTCGGCACGGCTCCGACCAACTCAAATTTTGTCACCGCAGACTACAACCGGAAATCAGGGTTAAAGGGTAACGGAACAACTAAATATCTTAATTCTAACCGAAACAACAACGCCGACCCTCAAAATAATTACCACGCAAGCATTTACAGAGGAGAAGAAATTACGGTTACTCACGCCGCCAGTTTTCTTGGAGCAGGCGCATCTGGGGTGGCTGGGCGTTCGACTTTGCAAAACAATTATCTATCGCAATTTACCAACGGTTATTTTGTGCGAGCCCGTAGTTCCGCAGGGCCTTTGGCGGCAGCATCATCACAAAATGCAGCAGGGTTTTTGGCCGTCAGCAGAGCATCCGCGAGCACCATTAGTTATTCGGCACCAGGCAACCAATCCGGAACCCTCTCGGTTACTTCTGAGGCGCCTCACAACGGGAATATATGGATTTTTGCAGTAAATAACTCGGGATCAATTTTTAGCCCAACAGACAACAGGCTGTCATTTTATTCCGTGGGCGAATCTCTAGACCTTGCCAAGTTCGGCACTCAAGTTCGCACGCTAATGACCTCCCTCGCTGCCGCCATCCCATGACCCTCGCCGACCTCATCACCCAGCCTGTGAGCTACGAGACCGCCAAAGACCTCGCGCTCGTATTCTCGCCCGAACTCGCCGCCCAACTCGCCGCCGTCCAAGCCGAGCACGGCAACCCGCGCCATGTCGCCTCGCCCGTCGATCTGGTCGATGGCCGCAAAATGCTCTGCGCGGATTTGCTGACCGAAGTCGGCCCCGGCGGGATTTACTCCGGCGGATTTGCGCATCTCCCCGCCGAGCTTTTCCCCCTCGTCGAAGTCCTCCCCATGTCCCAAGTCCTCCAGCTCCTGCCCCAACCCGAAGAAATCTAACCAACCACCAACCATGCTCGAACAAGTCTCCAACTCCGTAAAGTTCCTCGCCTTCTACACCGCCAGTAAACAAGGCAAAACCGGCCTCACCGTTACCGTCGATCTTTACGACCCAAGCGGCACACAAATCGTCACCGGCGGCAGCGCCACCGCTGTCGGCGGCGGGCTGTATTCCTACACGCTCACCTCCAACAATTCCTCGGAAGGTGAATACACTGCCATTTTCAAAACCACGGACTCCACCGTGGACGCCCAGCACATCCCGAGCCTCTGGGTATTAGGCCGCGCTGGAGTCGAAAATCTCGACGCCGCGACCAGCACCCGCCTCGCCTCCTCGGGCTATACGGCCCCAGCCAACTCGGACATCTCGGCCATCAAAGCGAAAACCGATGCACTGCCGAGCGACCCCGCCGACCAAAGCCTCGTCGAGTCCGCTATCACCGCCCTCTCGATCCCGACCGTAGTCCAGATCCGCACCGAGTTGGATTCCAACTCGACCAAGCTGGCAAACCTCGACGCCGCGATCTCTGCCATCCAGGCCAAGACCGACAATCTCCCCAGCGACCCCGCAGACCAAAGCCTTGTCGAGTCCGCCATCTCCGCCCTCTCGATCCCGACCGTGGTCGAGATTCGCACGGAAATGGATTCCAACTCGACCCAGCTATCAGGGATCAAATCGAAGACCGATGCGCTGCCGAGCGATCCTGCCGACCAAAGCCTCCTTGAGGCCGCCATCGCCGGAGTCACTGCGCCGTCCGCCAGCACGGTGGCAGCAGCCGTGCGTTCCGAGCTTTCGGTCGAGTTGGCCCGAGTGGACCAAGCCGTGAGCAGCAGACTCGCTGCATCCGAAGCCTCGAAGCTCGACGCGGTGAAAGCCAAGACCGACCTGCTCCAGACCGACCGGCTCGCGCAATGCTCGACCGTGGCCACCACCGGAGCGCAGCTCGCCGCCGCCCTCAGCTAACAATGGACACGCACCAAGCCGCCGCCTCCTTCACCGGCCTCGTCGCTACGGCGACGGGGCTTACGGTGTCGCTGCTCCCGGAGATCGAGGCGTGGCTTCGCATCGCCTCGCTCCTAGTCGGCATCGCGGTCGGCGTGGCCTCGCTCTACGCCATCCTCAACAAGAAGCGCCCGCCGCTCGACCCTTAAAACTTAATTCTTAAAACTTAAAACTCCCTCCCCCCCCCCCATGAACAAATTCCTCTCGCACTTAAAACAAAAATCCACCTGGGCGGGCATCGCCTCGCTCGTAGCACTCACCGGTTGGCAGGTCAGTCCCGACCAATTTTCGGCCATCAGTGCGGTTGTCATCGCGCTCGTGGGAGCCTACGAGGTTTTCCGCGACGAGAAATGACCTCGCCCGCCCAGATCGCCGCCACCGGCCTGCTGCTCGGCTACATCTTTCTCTGCATCTCCTTCCTCACCAGCTGCAGCACCCTCGGCATCTCCCTCGAAACCGACTACGGCAGGTTTAGCTACACCCTCCCCGAGCTGCCCGCCCTCAAGGATAAATAACCACAGAGGACACAGAGAGCACAGAGGGAGAACTTAAAACTTAAAACTTAAAACCTAAAACTCCTGATGCTCCCCCCGAGCCGCCCTCAACAAGCCAAGTCGAAAACGCAAGCCTTGCTTACAAAAGCTCGCGTGGCCGATGAGGTCGCTCTGGTGGGCATTCGCGGCTACTACCGAGACACCATGGGCAAGCCGGGCGAGAACGACCGAGGCATCTATGACGACGCCATCTTTCTGGTCTCGCCAAACGCCTACGCCACCTTCAACGCCAACACCGATCCGAGCGTGAAACGCCAAGGCATCGCTGTCCTCAAGCCCGGCGTGCACCGCTACCGCAAAGGCAAGCACGGCCTGTCAAAGCCCGGCGGCGGCTACCCCGCCCTCCGACCCGCCACGCCCGGCGAACAACTCCCCGTGACCCGCGACGGCGAAGGCGACAGCATGGGAACCGCCATCAACATCCACAAGGGCGGCACCCGCACCACAAGCAGCGAAGGCTGCCAGACGATCCACCCCAGCCAATGGCCCGCGTTCGTTGCCCTGGTCTACTCCGAGATGGACCGCGCCGGTCAGAAGACAATCCCTTACCTGCTCGTCGAGGAGGGCAACGCATGAGCCGCCTGCGCAAACCCAAAACCTCCCCACCGAAAGACCGCGAGGCCATCATGCTCCAGGTGCGCTCCTTGCTTGCCGAGCATTTCGATGTCGGCATTGCCGTGGTGAGTTGGGAGGACGAAGGCACGACCTACTACATGGACATAAAGTATGGCAACGACTACGCAGCAAAATCTCTTTGCCGCGAAGCCGAAGACATGCTCTGGCCCTACGAGCCAGACGAAGACGAGGAGGACGAAGAATGAAAACTAACAAACTGCAAAACATCGTTCACGCCAGCCAAGTCACCGCCGCGCAGAACGAAGCAGCCCAAGCCCGCGCCCAGCTCGAAGCCGAGCGCCGCGCCCACGCCGAAACGATCAAGGCTCTGGAGCGTTCGCGTTTCACCAAAGCCCCGCGCAAGGTCACGCCCGCCACATCGAAGGCCGGAACCGGCGACATCATCGAAGTCATTTTCTCCGATGTCCACGGCAACAAACACGACCCCGCCGCGATGGCTGCTTTCCTCGGTGATCTCAAATCCCTCAACCCCGACCGCCTCATCATCGGCGGCGATTACATCGACTGCGGCGGCTTCCTCGCCGAGCACCACACGCTCGGCTATGTCGCCGAGACCGAGGATTCCTACGAGGACGACATCGCTGTCAGCAATTCCCTGCTCGACCAAATCCTCGCCGCCGCCTCGCCCTCCGAATGCCACTACATCGAGGGAAACCATGAGTGGCGCGTCGAGAGATGGGCTCTCACCCAACGCCTCGCTCACCACAAGGATACCGACCTGCTCCGCCGCACCTTCTGCCCCGAGCATGTGTTGAGGCTCAAAGACCGAGGCATCCGCTACTACCACCAGGGCAAAACCCACGGCGATTGCGACACGCCAGGCTGGGTAAAAATCGACAAGGCATTTTTCGTTCACAAAATCAGCAACGCCCGCGACGCCGCTGGACAAGCCATGGCCAAGGCCGCTGCGAATATCGTTTTCTTCGACACCCACCGCGCCGCCTACAAGCCCATGCACCTCCCAGGCGTTGGCCTCATTTCCGCATGGAACCCCGGCTGCCTGTGCAAACGCCAGCCCCTCTACGCCAACACCCGCCCCACCGAGTGGACGCATGGCTACCTCGTCCGCTTCATCAGTAAAAAGACCGGCAACTTCCAAATGGTGAATGTCACCATCAACGAAGGCACCAGCTACGCCAGTCTCCTCCTCAAACCCAAGTCCGCATGAACAAACTCGCCGCCATCGCCCTCAAGCACAAAGCCCTCAAATACGGCATCCCCGCAAACCAAGGATGGCTCACCCGCCAGCAAGCCGCCCGCCAACTCGGCTGCCCCGAGCGCAATGTCCACGACCTCCTGCGCGACGCCATCGAAGCCCGCGACATCGAGACTAAAAAATTCAGCGATTGGGACGCCGCCACCATGCGCCCCGTGCAAGTCACCTGCTACCGCATCATCGAGCCCGGCACCCCCAAGCCCGCCAAATCCTCGCCCCAAGCCATCGCAGGCATTCCGGCCCATTTGCTCGACCGGGTGCAAGCCGTCCTCGCCCGCCATCGCGGCAAGACCCCCAGCCAACTTGCAGACCTGATGCGATTCAAAGGCGAGCCGCGCATCAGCGCTAAAGCCATCCGCGCCCTCCTTGACAACCATCCGCAGAATAGAAGGTAGATGCCCGACGATCAGACCATAGTCGAAGGCGATGCCGGATTTATCGGCATGGCCTCCCGCCTCAACCCGCTGCAACTCCAGCCGGGGATGGTCCAATACGCCGAAAACATGCGACTCGACCGAGGCGTCGCCCAGACGCGCAAAGGCGCGAAGCGGCTGGGTGATGGCATATCGGCGGGAACTCCTCCGCTTGTCTTGCCATTTGTGCTGGATGCCAGCGCCGTGATTCGCAGCATTTATACGGGAGGAGTTTTTGCCAGTGGCGTTTTTAGCTCTCCGAATTATTACGATGGGAACGAATACATCGTCCTCTGCGGGCCAACCTCGGCGTTTCTTTACCGGCAGGGATTCCCGATTGAGGAAATTCAATATCCCTCACCGACCGGCTCGGAAGAGGTTATTGAGCCGACTGATTTTGTTTCGTGCGTGCAGGCGTTTAATCGCTTTTACATTTTGCGTGAGGCCAGCCTTACGCAGCCAGGGTGGGGTTTTTCCTTTACCAACTTGGCGGGGATTGCGGTGAGCGGCACGACGGCGACCGTCAATATTGCCAACCACGGCTATGTCGCCGGGATGCGGGTGAGGATCGAGGAGGGCAGTGTCGCGGCTTTTCAAGGCCATGAGTTTGACATTCTCACCGCGACGGCCAACAGCTTCACCATCGAGGTGCCGGCGGGCACTGCGTCGGACCTTAGGGCTGGCATTGCCATCCGGCGGGTGAAGCCGCCGCTTTGGTGGGATGGGCTGCTTACGCAATTTGTGCGAGCGGAAACTGGAGTGCCTGCCGAGGGGGTGTCTTACAAAACAATGCGCTCGTCGCCATGGGCGACCTACATCGGCAACCGGCTGTGGATTCCCGATGGCCGTGACGCCGTGGCGATCTCGGATGTCTTGGACCCTGATCTCTACGACCCTTTCTTCCAATCTTTCCGCGCCAACCAAGGCTCGAACGACTACCTTGTCGCCATTCACCCTTGGGTCGAGGGTCAGGCGCTGGTCTTCCTACGCAACTCGATCTGGCTGGCCAACCTCACCGACACGGCAAACGCTGCGGGGGATTTGTTCACGGTAGATGCAGCCGTCTCCCGCCTAACGCTCCTCACCGACGAGATCGGCTGCGTGGCCCGCCGCTCGATCCAGACCGCCGGTCAGTTTGTGTTTTTCCTATCGGACGCCGGAGTTTACCGCCTCGACACCCAGCTCGACCTGAAACTCCGCGCCAACACCCAACCGCTCTCGGACCCCATTGCTGATCAGTTTGATAAAATCAACTCGGTTTATTCACGGAATGCCGTGGGGCGGTGGTGGAACAATCGCTACTACCTCGCGGTTCCTGTAGGGGCTTCTGCGACCACAAACAATGCGGTTTTTATTTGGAGTTCACTGACGCAAAATTGGGAGAGCAAGGACATTTACTCGCTGAATTTGGATGAGCTGATCGTAGCCACCTATAATGGCGAGCGCCGCCTTTTTGCGGCCAGTCGGGCAGGGTCTTTGTTCCTACTGGATGAGAATGACTACGGCGACGATCTCGCCAATAAGACCGAATCTAACTCATTTAACATCGTAAAATCCGAACTGATCACCAGGCGGTATAATTTTGGGACGCTCAATTCCAAGCGGCTCCTGCGCACGAAAGCCAGTGTGGTGCTGTCGCCTTCGGAGGTGTGTGCGATTGATGCGATCACCACGGACTATGATTCCGACTTTCAAGTGGCCAGCATCGAGAACTCCGAATCCAGCGCGGAGGATTACACAATCAAAGCGCCGCTGCGTTGCAAGGCGACGGCTCTTGACCTCCGTTTCCGCACCTCCTCTGGACGCCCCATCCTACGGGCTATCACGGCAGAAGCCGCTGTCTCCAGAATGTTCAGCTCTGAAACCCGAACTCTTAACTAACCATGGCTACTCTCACAAAAGGCAAAACTTTTATCAACGGCGAAACCGTAACGACGCAAAGCATACACGCTCTTGTGGATTTAGCCACGATTGCAAACATAGAGAATGCCGACATATCGGCGAACGCCGCTATATCTGGAACGAAAATCGCGCCGGATTTTGGAGCGCAAAACATAACGACCACAGGCACATTAAGCGTGACAGGGGCGGCTAATCTTGGGCCGGTTTCCGAGGTCAAGGCTACGCCCTCGATCACAGGCAGTGCTTTGTCGCTGAATGTGAGCCAGGCCGCGCTTTTCTATGTGACGCTCAACGCCAATGTGACCGTGACTTTCACGGGGGCTCCGGCTTCGCCGAGAGTTTTCAGTTTCATGGTGCAATTTGTGAATGATGGCACGGTGCGCGCAGTGACATGGCCCGGCTCGGTGCGATGGGGAGGCGGCTCGGCCCCAAGCGTGACGGGCACCAGCGGCAAGGTGGATACATTTTCTTTCTTAACACACGATGGCGGAGCGACATGGTTCGGATTTGTCAACGATCAAAACCACTGATATGGCCCTTGCTCTTAAACGCATCTCTGTATTAAAACGCTTTGCTGATCCGCGAAGCGTCTCTGGTCTTGCGGCGTGGTATGATGCCACGCAGGGAGTGTATAATGCCACAAGTGGGGGATCATTAGTCACCACCAACGGCAGTGCGATTGCCCGGTGGGAAGACATGAGCGGGAACGCAAGACACCTCACGCAAACAAATACCGTTTATCGCCCCACGCTGCAAACTGGCGGGCGCAATGGCCGTAATGTCGTGGCGTTTAACTCCGATGGAATGGCGACCGCCTTTCCAGGATTGGGGCTTAATAAAGTATATGTTTTCTATGTGGCTAAGTGGAACGCATGGGCGAGCAATACCTACGACAATCTCTTTGGCGTTACAGGTGCAAATGCAGGCCAGTTGCAGGTGTTCAATTATTTGGGCACCTTGCATCATCGTTTCCATACAAATGGGTTTTGGGAGCCAAGCATTTCTAGTTTTAATAACACAAATTATTACTACGCTTTTGCGTCTTTCCCGCGAGCAATCAACGCTTCTTATACCTACCAGCTTTATATCGACAAAGTTTTGCGCTCGCAAAACACCGCGTCAGATAACGGAGGAAACTACTCGGCGGCACGCACTTTCTATGTAGGGAATAACGGAGACCCAACTAATTATGGGAACCTTAACGCGACAATCGCCGAAATCGTCTTTTATGTAAGGCCGAATAATCTTTCTTCTAAAGACATGCAAAACCTCAACAATTATTTTTCACTTAAATGGGGGTTTTAATCTAAAACAAAACTACTATGGCTAAGAAATCTAAGAATAAGCAATCCGCCCCACCGCAAGCGCAGCCTATTCCGCAAATTAATTTAGGGCAAACTTATACAAGCATTGCCAAAGGCGTTCCGCAATTTGCCAATGCAGTATCTAATGCAAATTTGCAGGGGGTTAATCTAGGCAATTACACTCTGGCAAATTATTTGCAGACCGGCGGTCGAAGCATGACATTGGACCCGGCGGCGGCTGCTGGTTTCAACAAAACGATCAATACCAATACAAAACTTGTAGGTTCAACAAACAAAAAAATCTCATCCACTGAGAAAGGCATTGCAAAACTTGAATCGTCTATTGCGAAAACAACAGATAAAACTAAAGCCGCCGCAGCGGCAAGTGTCTCCAAGCTCGATAAAACATTAACAAGCCTAAATTCAAAATTGGCTTCTGCTAAACCTGACTCGAAGCAATACAAAACGCTGCAAAAGCAAGTTGCATCAACAACAGCGAAGCGCGATGAGCAGCAAAAGATCGCCGAAAGCGGGTCGTCCAAAAAAGTTGCTTCCCTTCAATCGAAATTAACCGGCGCCCAATCAAAGCTAACAGGGTTTAAGGGCAATTTAGAAAAATACAACAAAGCCATCGAGGATTCAAATAACGCCCTCAATGTGCAAGGTCCAAGCATCGATGACATTTATTACGAGGCCGATCCCTACACCTACGAATATCTTGATTTAGCAGATACCTACGCCCAAGAACTCGGCAAGATCACCGAGCAGGGGCAGCAATTTTTAGACCAAGCGAAGCAAAGCTACCAAGCGGCTCCGATCCAACAAGAGCGTGTCAATGTCGCTTCGGTGGAGGCGGGCCCGCTCGGGCAAGCCCTTTACGCGCAGGCCATGGATAAAGCCAATTCGCTAGGGCGACTCACCCCTGAGCAAGAACGCGACGCCTTGCAATCTGCTCGCGCCGGAATGGCAGCCCGTGGCCTCGGGATCGGGCAGTCTGCCATGGCAGTCGAAATGCTCAACCGCGACCGCTTCTCCCGCCAACGCCAACAGGAAGACCTCGGGTTTGCCCAAAATGTTTTACAAAACGACTTAGGCCGTCAATTCCAGAACCAGCAAAACCAACTGGCAGCAGGCGGCATCAATGTCGAAAACAACTTCCGCGCTCAAGCCGCCAACGAGCAAAACCGCCTCGGCGCAGTCCAACAAACTCTTAACCAGCTCGGGCAAGCCAGTAACTATGTCGATGCAACCCGCCGCGCTGGCATGACCGCCGCCGTGGATATGGCAAATGTCCGTTCGACCTACAACCCCCTCTTCCGCAACCTCGGAATGAGTCAGCAAAATTTCTTCGGCACTAACAATCTCGGCACCGCCGCGCTCGGCCCATCGGCTCAAATTGGCATGGGCGTCACTGAAATGAATAACGCAAACAACCAATTCAACGCCAACATGCTCGACTCCCGCTACAACAGCTTCCAAAACAACCAAGCCGCCCTCCGAGGTGCCGGAATCCAAGCCGGTGCCACCGCAGGCGCATCGCAAAACTCCATGATGGGCTCCGGCATCGCCGCTGGCGGCATGGTCCTCGGCATGACCGCTCTCGCTATTTAATGAACCAACACCTGCAAAACCTCGTCGATGAAACCCTGACCCGAGCCGAGTATTGGCTACGGGAATTTCGCAACCCCGTCGTCCTCTGGAGCGGTGGCAAGGACAGCACCGCCATGCTGCACCTCCTCATTTTCAAGCTCGGCGTGCGGCTCCCCTGCGTGCAGTGGCGTGAACCTCGCTTCCGCCATCGCTACGCCCACAGCGACCTCCTCGCCCGCGAGTGGGACTTGACCCTCTTCGATTACGCTCCCGGCCGCATCGCCATCCAGGATGGGTTCGACATCGAAACCGGCGAACCCCGTTTCGACTTTCTCAAATACTATCAATGGGGCCACCACAGCGCCCTGGTTCTCAGCCTCGGCACCGAGCACCCCAAGGAAGGCGAGCCCTACCTGTGCGGCCTCACCGATGTCCTCCAGCGCCCCACCGGCTCGTTCAACTGGCCGTGGGATGCCGCTTTCCACGGGCAGAAGAGCGCCGATGTCGATCTCATCAAAGGCGGCGTCCCACTCGCCCAGGATGTGCGCCGTGTGGATGACAGCCCGACCCAGCTTTTCCTCATGCGGCATTGGACCGACGACGACATCTTCGACTACCTCGAAGCCGAAGGCGTCCCGATGGACCCCACCCGCTACGACCGCGCCTCCGGCAAGTGGGGCCACAAGCAGGACAAATCCCACAACGCAGACTACTACCCGATCTGCTGGAACTGCGTGAACCGCCACCTCTCCGCCCCCGTGTGGTGCCCCAAGCTCCGCAGCGAGGTAAACAGCATCGCCCACCTCGCCCCCTACGAAGACAACTCCATCCCAGAGCAAGGCTTCAAACCCACATGGAATCCCAATACGACTGTCAACGGTGTGGCGCATGTTGCTCGCACCGTTGGAGCTGGCCCGTGCTCCGGCGCGACCGCTCCGACGCCACCGGCATCCCTGCCGAATACCTCCGCACCGACTACCCCCTTCTCAAAACCGACCCCTGCGGACGCTGCATCGCCCTCCGTGGCGAGGTGGGCCGAGGAGTCGCCTGCGCAATTTACGAACACCGTCCGAATGCCTGCCGAGCCTTCCAGCCAGGCAGCCCACTCTGCATAGAAGCCCGCCAATCCAAAAACCTCCCCACCTAATCCCATGCCATACAACCCCTCAGTCAACGACCGCTCCGGCGAAATCCTCGCCGGATACCAAACCAACGCATCCCAAATCACCGCCGCTGGCAACGAAGCCCTGGCTAAAGGTATCGCCAGCGGAGTGACGAGTCTAGCTAGCGGCGTCACTGGAGGCTTCACCAAGGCCGCCGAAAACCGCATCGCTTCGGACGGCGTCAACGCCAAGTTCGACATGCTGAAGGACTACACAAAAACCGACGGTTCACCCTTATTTACCAAAGAAACCATCGATAAATTCGACACCATGCCGCTTGGCAAACGGCAAGGCATGGTCTCAACGGCTGAATCTGTCATGGATCACGACCTCAAGCGCTGGATGTATCAGACCCAATACAACGCCCAAGCCAACCGCGTGAACGCCAACATGCTCGCCCAGCAACCGGCTCCGAATCAGCAGCCCTACACCGGAGTGCCAGCAGCAGCCCCCACAGCCCAGCCACAGGCCAACCCCGCCGGCGGGATCAACATGAACTTCGTGCAATAATAATATGGACCCCTCCGAACTCGAAGCCTTTGCGCAAAACTATCAGATCGCCGGCGCCGTGCCTCCACCGCCGCCCAAGGCATCCAAAGGCAACAGCTTTGACTTTGGCAGCATCGTCGTGCAATCCGCCGAGGATTTCGCCCGGTTGCCAGAGTCCCAAAAGCAACTCCTGCGAAACATGAAGCAGGGCATCCAATACACCCCGCAAGCAGCAGCCGAATTCATCGAGACCTTCAACACCCGCCTCCTAGAGCAGTCCACTCCCCAAGCCCAAGCCCAAGCTGAAAAAGCGCAGCTCGATATTCAAAAGGCCGAACTTGACCTTAAAAAATCCCAAGCCGACATCGCGCAGGTCGAATCCCGCAAGCAAGCCGCAGCCACAGAGATCGCCGGCATGAGATCCATGCTGGCCGAATTAAAAGGCCACGCAGGCATGAGCGCATCGGTCGGTGCTAAAGGAAGCGAATACCTTTTCGGTATTAACAAAGAGCCATTCAGCGGAACAAAAGCCGCCGATTTCTACACTCTGCTGGAGCAAGTCCAAGGCGGCACATTCATGCAAGCCTTCAACAACCTCAAAGGTGCCGGCCAGATCACCGAGCAAGAGGGCGCCAAAGCCACCGCAGCCATCGCTCGACTAAACCCACGCCAAACGGAAGACGGATTCAACAAGGCCCTCATGGATTTCGACGGCGTCCTCGCTCAAGCCCAAGCACGCTCACAGCCAGCAAGCCCTCAAGCCGCCCCCGCACAACCCCAGCAACCCGCCACCCGCGTCATCCGCGGCCAAACTTTCGTCCAACAACCCAATGGCAACTGGATCCCCCGTTAGAGAATTCACATCCGATGAACTCGATGCCCTGGCAGCCGCCGAGCTGCCGGTGCAGGAGCCTCTTCCCCCAACGGCCTCTGCTCCCGTAGCAAGCACACTCACAGCGCCTGACCCAACAGGCTCACCCGGACTGATCACCGGCGAGGGGGCACTTCCTGCCCGCGGACCCGCCATGGGCCCCGTTGCCCAGCTTGAGGCCCGTGAATACACCACCGAGGAAATTGATGTCCTTGAAAAGTCTTCCACTCCTCCGCCTCCGCAAGAATTCACCAGCGAGCAGTTGGACCAAGAAGCCGTCGCAGCCTTAGACGACCCGACCTACTCACCCACCCGCGACGAGTATTTCGAGCTCAAGGCCACCAAGGAACGCCTCAAATCGGAAGGCAAAATCCCCGGCACTGCCGAGCTCGCAGCACAGGCAGTGGGCGGCCTTGTCGTCACAGCGCTGGATGCCTTCAACACCGCCGTCTACTCGCCACTTGAGACCATCGCGAAATCGCCAGCCACACTCCAGACCGGCATCGGCCGCGCAGCCCTTGGCGCCATGCAGCTTGGCGGATGGGTAAAGGAAGGAATTCAAGGCGCCCCCAAATACCGCGACGAAGAGACCGGCGAGTTTTTCTTCTACAACAACGAGGTCCAACTCCAGAACGCCCTTGAGAGCGGCCGCAAGCTCCGCCCCACCACCGAGGACGATCTCAAAGACCACGAATTTGAAGGCTACATCGCCAAAAAAGGCATCGATGCCGAATACCAAGACCTCGCCACCAAGACCGCCCCCACCGAGCTTCTCACCATGCTCACCACCGGCCGCCGCCAGCAGGAAACGCCCAACTTGTCGCAGGCCGGCGTCATCGAAATGGTCGCCGACCCTACGAACCTTATCCCCTTCGGTGCCGGAGCCAAAGCCATTGGCCTATCCCGAGGCATGAAGGTTTTGAGCTCCGAAGCAGCCAATGCTGTGGAAAAAGTCGCAGGCGGCTTCGTCAAAGGCAACGACGCCCTCGCAGAGCGCTTTGCCAATGTCGTCACCAACGCTACAGGATTCACGCCGCGTGACATCTCTGCCGCAGGCAAAGTCCTCAACTTCGGTAAAAATGTCGGCATCGGCGGTGGCATTGCCGCAGGAGCCGCCGCAGTGGGGGCTCCCCCCGAGTTAGCCGCTACCATCGCCGGGTTCTACCCCGTCTACAAAGCAGGCTTCGGCGTGCTCCGCAAAATCGAGACCGGTGCAGGCACCGCTAAAATCATCCTCCGCGAATCCGCCGACGCCACCAACGGCCTCGACCAAGCCGCCCGAGCCGCTGTGCTCGCAAACGACGCCGTGCCCCAAGCCTTCAAAGAAGTCCTCGAGCGCCCCAGCCAATTCGTGAGCATCGAGAGCACCCCCGCCCGCCTCGCTGCCAATCAAGCCCTCTCCCCGCAGATGCGAGCCCTCGCCAGCAAACTCTCCAACCCCGCCATCGTCCAAGCAGTGCGAGGATCCAGCGCAGTCGCCACAGGCGCAGTGAAAGGTGCCGCCATCAACGCCCCCTTCTCGCTACTCGCAGCCAACGCAGGCGACGACGAAGAAGCCGCTGCCATACTTGGAGCAGGCGCAGCATTTGGTGCCGCAGGCGGTGGCGTGCAGCGCTTCACCGGCCTCCAGCAGCGCCGCCAACAAGCCGCCATCAGTGATGTCTCCCGCATGCTCGTCGATGTCGAACTTAACGGTGGTGATGTCAGTAAAATGATGTCCACCCAGACACCCGACAGCCTCGTCAAGCTCGCCGCCATGCAGGGCACCTTCCGCAACGCCCTCGACTTCGTCCCGCTCAACTCCACCGACTACAACGCCAATGTCCAAGCGCAAGGCGGAGCAGGTTCTGCCGGGCTCTTTGTTCAATCCGCCCCTGGAGAACGCGCCAAGGTCTTCATCAACCTCGACGCCAAGCGCACCGGCATCGAACCTCACGAATTCGGCCACGCCCTCCTCGCCAGCGGAGCCCTCGATGGACAGCAAAAATACGCCGCCCGAGCCTGGGTGGATAAAACCTACGGCCCCGAAGGTGTCCAAGCCCGTGCCCGCGAATACGCCAGCAACATCATCCGAGGCAAAAACGCCAGCGCCTTCCCCGACGGCAACTTCGAGATTACTCCCACTACGCTGTCCAGCGAGATGGAGAACCTCAGCCAAGGCGGACTCGCCCGAGGCGACATGGACGGCCTCGACTGGGCCCGTGACGAGATTTTCGCCGAGACCTTCGCTCAAGCCAGCCAGTCCATGGATTTCGCAGCCATCCGCCGAGGCGCACCCGCAGGCGAAAACTTCCTCACTTTTGCTGAAGGCATCCTCGGCGCCCAAGCCCGATCTCTCACCGCCAGCGGCATCCGCATCGACGGCCAGACCGGCCGTCCGCTTGACACCCCCGGCAGCCTCTTCAAAGAAAACCCCCTCCTCGCCACCGACAAAGCGCTCCTCGGCCAGCTCGGCACCTACATCAACAACTACCGGCAGTGGGCCAACAACCCCACACACGAAAAACCTGCCGGCGTGAAGATCGCCCCCAGCGGCCGCGCCAGCGACCTCGCTAACAATCCTCAGGTCACATTCTACGACCGAGGCGACGGAGTAAAAGCCAACGCATTCGCCATCCAGGATCCCGTCACCGGCCAAGCCATTCTCCGCGACCAGCGCGACCTCAACGCCGAACACAAGAAGGTTCGCGAGCAACTCCGCGCCCTCGGCGGATCCAAACTGCGTCCAGATAACGATCCCTACCTCGGACCCAGAAAAGACAAAAATTCAAATATCACCCGTGTTCGCGGCAAACTGCTCCCGCAGTCCTTCGATTTTCTCAACGGCTTCATGCCCCACATCCGCAACTTCGCCCGCCAGTTCGAGCAATTCGGCCAGACAGGCGAAAGCATGCAGGTCCGCTACCACGCCATCGGCAGTGGCGATTCTGGTGCCTTCCAAGTCAAGAAACTCGGCAACCTCGAAGCCATCACCCGCGAGGTGCTCCCCTTTGAGTGGCAGCTCACCAAAGCCGGAAACCTCAACGCCGTCCTCCTTGACCTCACCCAATTCCGCAACCGCGCTATGCGAGGCATCAACGACCGCAGCGAATTCCTCGCCCCCTTCAACTGGGAACTCAGCCAGGTCGAAACCGACCTCAAGCAGTGGATGGATAACCACCGCAACAACCTCCCAGGCGAAAACAAAATCGGCACCGCCAAGCGCGACGCCCTCAATTCCCTCGTCGGCATAGCCACCAACTACAACCGAGGCAAAAACCCCCTCAACGGAGCCTTCGGCCCCGGCAGCGCCATCAAACAATTCCGCCTCGACCGCGTGGACGCCGCCGTAGGCACCGGCCGCCAAGGCTTCCACTTCGACTACGACAAAGCCAACGGCAACCTCCTGCCAAACATCCCCGCCGCCATGCCGGACTTGTCGAAAGACCTGCCAACGCCTAAAGGCCAAGCGATGCCGGATGTAACTATCACGCCGAATGAAGCCAAGCGCCAGGGATTGGTTGGCCCCGTTTATCATGGCAGCCCTGACTTTAAGGGCCAAAAATTTGATCTGAAATATAGGGCAAGAAACTCGGGCCTGTCTCGAGGTGGTTTTTCTTTCACCGATAATGTCGAGTCAGCAAAAGGCTACGCTTCCAATCAAATTGATTCCGCACAGTCCGCAGTAGATACCGCAAATGATGTCATGCGAGAGCTCGCAGGCAGAATGGACAACGGCTTAAAAGTGGATGGGTTTGCAGACTCTACTGAATTGCCAGAATTCAATTCTCGCTATGTAGACGACATTGAGAGCTTGGGAATCTATTTCGACGAGATTGCAGACAAGATTCCAAATGACCTCGGTGATCGGCTTCGTGCCGCTGCAAGCAAAACAAACGAGCCCGCAAACCCTGTAGTGGTCGAAGCCTTTTTAAGGAATCCAAAAGTCACGGAAATCAATGGCAAAAAACTTTGGCTCACTGACAACCCAGATGACATTTTTGTGTCAGGAACAACAAGACCCACTCCCGGCCAAGCCATGCCGGATGCGGTGCCGGACAAAGGTATCGACATGCCCGCGGGTTCGATGACGCAGCTTTACACAACAGCAGCAAAATCCCTGCCCAAGACAATCCCCCAAGCGAAGTCGGTGCCTATCGTCCGCGTGATGATTCGTGAGAAACTTTTCGATGACAAAGGCAAGCCTGTGCTGGATAAAAAGGGCAAGCAAAAGGAGGGCATGACTCCGAAGCTGCGCGATAATACCGAAGTGAAATTTCAGCCAGGAAACTTCGATCTTCCCCTTCCAAATTATCAACTCGCAAAATCAAAATTCTCTCTCGGCAACAAGGACTTCATCGGCGAAGCGGTAAAAAACAGAGACAAGGTCGTAGCCGCTATTGAACAAGTAAACAAGGCGACTGAAGTAATTACCAACGACCCCTTCAAATTTACAGACCCCAAGGGATACGCCGAAATCATGCGAAACGCCGGCGTCACCAAAAACATCCTGGTCCCTCCGAGCGGAATCGACATGATGCTCAAGCGGCCAAAGGATTTCATCGCCCTACTGGATGGCGGATTCCACGGGCCCCGCACCGTCTCAGGCACGCGGGACGCCGCGATGGCTGGGCTCGATAGCGTTGTCGAAATGCGCCAAGTGATCGGCGAAAAACCCACCGAGTTTGTCACAGCGCTGCACCACCTATGGGGCACGCTCTCCAAACAACTCCCGCCACTTGATCAGGAGGCCCTGTGGATGCGGCTTGTCTTGCAGCCGGAGGTCATCCAGCAAATTCAAAACTCCATTGATGGAGCCTTCAAACTCAAAAAGGAACAATGGAAAACCATCGTGGACAAAGCCAGAACAGCTACCAAAGGCGAATATGGAAAGCTGGGCAATAATGCCACATCAAACGCGAATTCTTTCTATCTGATGCTGAAGAACCACAATGGTCGCTGGAA